AGAAAGACTTAAAGATGATGATCCTTTGAAATTAAGATCACGTTCTGCAGTTTGCAATCAAGTGTTATATTGTGTGATTTCAGGAGACTTTAAAAAAGGTAATGGTAGTGAAGTTAAAATAGAAAACCATCCAGTAGTCGCTTATTTCAAAAAATCAGGGTTTGTACCTATCAGGAATTTTATCGATGGTCTTACCAAGCAGAAAAAGATTATGCAGAAATGCAACATATCTTTAGCAACTGCCAAACAAAAGAGAGGCTCAGTACAGTATTGGATACCTGTACCAACCTTACATAGTGAAACAACAATATCTGAAGAAGATAAAGCCTTAATGAAAAAGTTTGCAGATACTGTAAAGGCACACAACCAAAACGTGCTTGAACAGAGTAGAGAATCTGTCAAGTTAGTATCTAACACTGACGAAGACAGTCTAGCAGACGATTTCAATGCTGTTGCTGTTTAAAATCCAAGACTATATGGAACGTGCAAGTAGGGGGGAAGTCTCTATTCCCCCCGAAGCCGTTATGGACTTTGCTAATTCTTGCAAAGACTCCGTTATAAATCAGCTAAATAAACAACGAGAATACAAAATACGTATGTCAGGTCTTGGTAGACCTGTTTGCCAACAACTTCTTGAGAAAAGAGGTATCGAACAAGAAATACAATACAATATGCTGTTTAGGTTTTTGTTTGGAGATCTTGTGGAGTCTATAGCTGTACTTGTTCTTGAGCAAGCAGGTATCGACATTGTAGAAAAACAAAAACAAGTAAGTGTCAAGATAGGTGACACAGAAGTGACTGGCACATTAGATTTAATAATACGTGATGAATTAGGACAAGAAAAGGTTTGGGATGTAAAGTCTGCTAGTGAGTGGGCATTTAAATTTAAATACACAGGGTTTGGTGGATACGATAAGATAAAAGAAGATGATCCATTTGGATACATAATGCAAGGTCATCTGTACGGTGAAGCAACAGGTTTACCTTTTGGTGGGTGGATTGTTGTAAACAAATCAAGTGGCGAAGTAGCGATAGTTGAAGCACCTGACTGGCAGAATGATGATAGAAAAGAATACTTAGCAGATGCTGAGAAAAGAATTAAACTACTTACAGATGACTCCTCAGAATTTAAAGTACCGTTCAAAGATATATTTGAAACGTACAAGCAAGATGGACAAGAGGTCAGGACAGGAAACAAACTGTTGCCCAAACCTTGTACAATGTGTGGATTCAAAGCACACTGTTGGAAAGATGCAGTGCTACATGATAGGGTGACATCGAAAGCTAAACAGCCACCGCAAGCGTGGTATTCTAGATTGAAAAAGAAAGCGTTATAATGCCAGTTATGTATGTTCGTGAATATCAAAAAGATCTTATGCAATTGAACGAGGACTTGTACCACGTTTATATAGATTCCCACGTGGAAACAGGGGGTGGGAGAGACATTGTTTTTTTACGTCAACATGATAGAGGTATTCCCCTTACTCTTCGTGAAAACTTTTCAAAAAACGGCTCTCTCACTTCTTCAACTGAACAACGAGATGTAATGAAGGTAGAGAATGAATTTCAAACTATACACTATGTTTTGGGTCAAGGTAAGATAATATGCCTGCCGATATACCCTTTAACAAACGAACTTATTACAATAGAAAAACAATCCCTCAAACTGGCAGGGTACATAAACAAACGGCTACACTCGTTAGGATTGAAGATACCGATATGAAAAGATCAAAATACAGATCACAATTTGAGTTGCATCTCGCAAAGGGTTTGGCTCAAAACAAAGTTAAGTTTGAGTATGAATCAAAAAAGTTTATTTACATACCTAAACCTAGAACGTATACACCTGATTTCTATATAATCGAAAGTGATATTTACATAGAAGCAAAAGGTCATCTAGATAAAGCAGATAGAGTTAAGATGGCTCTTATAAAAGAACAACATAAAGATTTAGATATACGATTTGTCTTTATGAATGCACGGAACAAGATCTACAAAGGTAGTAGAACAACCTACGCTGATTGGTGCAACAAGCACAATTTTCGTTGGGCAGAAAAAACAATACCTGCGGAGTGGTTTAAAAAATGAAAGATAAAGACGAAGACATAAAAAAGTTTATGGAACAAATGAATCTACAAAAAAATTATTACTATATCATACTAGAAGATGTAGGTGATGATAAGTTTAAAATGAATGCCTACGATACAACTGGAAAAAAATATCAAAGTGAGCTTGACCATTCTGTAGCATCTGTTATACATGAGGGATTGGTTGGCTTGATAACAGGTAAACCTGAAGAGTTGTTCAACTTTGGTATGTCTGAACTTGCTTTTAACTATTCAACTAAACGAATGTTTAGTGAGATACTTGATGAGACAGGGGAAAAGATAGAATACAAAGATAACATAATTAAAGTTGATTTTGGAAGTAAACATTGATGAGGTACTACGAATACATGTTAAAAAGATTAGAAGAAGAAAAAAAACAAAAAGAAAAAGAAACTCCTAAAGTAGTAGATATGGTAAACAGTCCTGAACACTACAACAAAGCAGGCATAGAGACTATAGATATAATCGAATCTGTCACTGGCGATGGATTTGAATCATATCTTCAAGGCAATATATTAAAGTACATGTGTAGATATAAGTACAAGAATGGTCTTGAGGATTTGGAGAAAGCACAGTGGTACTTGAACCGTTTAATTGAAACAAAAATAGGAGATGAATACGATGGCGTCTAACATGTTACCAACCTCATACCAAGAGTTTATACACAAATCTAGATACGCTAGATGGATGGAAGAAGAGGGCAGAAGAGAAAACTGGGGAGAGACAGTAGGTAGATATATAAACTTTATGTCTGATACCTTGTTAGATAAGCACAACTATAAGATAAGTAAAGTTGATAGAGAGGTAATAGAAGAATACATAACTGGCTTGAAAGTCATGCCTTCCATGAGAGCTATGATGACTGCAGGTGATGCACTCAAAAGAGACAACACATGTGGATACAATTGTAGCTACCTACCAGTAGATAGTCCACGTTCATTTGATGAAGCTATGTACATTCTTATGTGTGGTACAGGTGTAGGATTCTCTGTCGAAAGAGAGAATGTAGATAAGCTACCTGTAATCAGTGAGAATATGCAAGAGTCTGATGTTGTTATCGTCGTGGAAGATAGTAAAGCAGGGTGGGCAAAATCATATCGTGAACTTGTTGCTTTACTCTATTCAGGAATGATACCTAAGTGGGATGTTTCAAAGGTAAGACCATCAGGTGCAAGATTGAAAGTTATGGGGGGTAGAGCATCTGGTCCTGATCCTCTTGTTAACTTATTTAAGTTCACCATTGATAAATTTAAGAATGCAAAAGGTAGAAAACTTTATCCTATAGAATGCCACGATATTATGTGTAAAGTAGGTGAGGTTGTTGTTGTAGGTGGTGTTAGACGATCTGCACTGATCAGTCTATCTAATCTAAACGATGATCAGATGGCTCACGCTAAATCAGGTGAGTGGTGGAACAATCACGGTCAAAGAGCGTTGGCAAATAACTCTGTAGCTTACAAAGAAAAGCCTGCTATGGAAACCTACATGAGAGAATGGTTAGCTCTGTATGAGTCTAAATCAGGTGAGCGTGGTATGTTTAATCGTAAGGCCGCAGACAATCAGGTATCTAAAAATGGTAGAAGACAAACAGGTTACATGTGGGGTACAAACCCATGTAGCGAAATCATACTTCGACCTTATCAGTTCTGTAACTTATCTGAAGTAGTTGTACGAGAAAACGATGATTTGATATCCCTCAGATCAAAGGTACGTGTTGCTACAATACTGGGTACATTTCAATCTACTCTTACAGATCTGAAGTACCTACGTAAGATATGGAAAACAAATACTGAAGAAGAACGCTTGCTTGGTGTTTCATTAACTGGTATAATGGATCATTATGTACTGTCCAAGACAATTGATTCAAAGGTTTGGTTACAAGATATGAAAGAAGTGGCAATAAAGACAAACAGAGAATATGCAGATGCTATAGGTATACCTAGAAGTACAGCTATTACTTGTGTCAAGCCAAGTGGCACTGTGTCTCAATTGACTGACTCTGCTTCAGGTATTCATGCTAGACACAATCCATACTACATTAGAACAGTACGTGGGGATAACAAAGATCCCCTAACACAATTTATGAAAGAAGAGGGTATCCCTGCAGAGCCTGATGTTATGAAGCCTGACAGTGTTACTGTGTTTTCTTTTCCTATGAAATCTCCTAGTGGTGCTATCACTAGAACAGAGATGAGTGCAATAGAACAACTAGAATTATGGAAAGTCTATGCACTTAATTGGTGCGAACATAAGCCATCTGTGACTATTTCTGTAAAGGAAGATGAGTGGATGGAAGTTGGTGCGTGGTTGTACGATAACTTTGATATAGCGTCGGGTGTATCGTTCTTACCATTTGCCGATCATACGTACCAACAAGCTCCTTATCAGGACATAGATGCGGATGAATATCTCGAATGGAATGGGCGTGTGCCTAAGTCACTCGACTGGACTAAGTTCTCTATGTATGAAAAGGAAGACAATACAAGTGGATCTCGTGAATTGGCTTGCACTGCAGATGCCTGTGAAGTCGTGGACTTGAGTTCAAACTGATGATAGAGATACCGATCAATGATGATTATATGCGTCGTGCGAGGGAAAAAGCTTCTACTGTGGGCATATTACAGGGAAGTATTACAGGTGGCACTAGCAACGTCGTGGGTGCGATAGGCGAGATAATCGTTGCTGATAGTATTGAAGCAAAGCAGATAAATACATACGATTACGATCTTGTAAAGGATGGGGTGAGGATAGATGTTAAGACTAAGCGTTGCAACACTAAACCCCTACCTAATTATGATTGTTCTGTAGCGTTGCATGGAACTAAACAGGATTGTGATGCGTATGTGTTTGTTCGCATATTAACTGATTTAAGTAAGGCTTGGATTCTTGGTGGCATATCTAAGCAAAGTTTTTACAAAGAAGCCACTCTGTACAGAAAAGGGGATGTTGATTCGGACAACGGTTTTATGTTTAAAGCTGATTGTTACAATCTAAAGATAGATAAGTTGAGTCCTGTCCATGAAATCAAAAAGTAAAGCAAAGCTATTTTCACTAGAAGTGTTTTTAAATAAAGACGGAAATGTCGAGATGAATTACGAGACACTTAACCCTGATACATTTGAAAGAGAGATGAACATTGGTCTACCCATGTATAGTGGAACAAGCCAAGTTGCATCTCTTCTTCGTTATTTAAGGAAATCAGGGGATGATATAATGAGTGGTTCAGGTAACTATATCTAACCTTTTCTCATCATCTTGAAGTCTTTACCTGATATCTTACCATCTTTGTTCTTGTCTAGTTTGCTTTGACCACCATACATCATGCCCATAGGGTTCATCATGGTAGATTGCATCATGCCTGACTGATTAGGCTTGATATTTTTTTCAGCCATACCACCCATTTGCATTTTTTTCTTTGCTGTACCACCGTACATCATAGGCTTTCTTGTACTCATACCCCCACCATACATTTTTTGTGGGCGTTGTCCATTGTTATACATCTTCATCTCTGATTCTCCTTTATTGACGTACTTCGATGTTTTGATCTGCTAAGTCATACTCTCTATACTTAGCTTTGTAGTTATCGTTTATAACTACGGTTTGTTCAGGGTTCTCTGTGTCTGCCCATGTATTTATTTTGTTTAAGCTCGATGTTAGTGCATTAAAGAACTGTATCTCTTTTTCACGAGATAGTGGCTGACCTGTCTTCACAATCTCAAGAAATAATTGTCCTACTTCTTCATTCTCTATTATTGTTTTAAATAGTTTATGACCTTTAAGTCTAAATTGCTGTAACACTGCTTCAGTTCCAACATAACGTGCAGATATAACACCTCTGTTTATAGAATAGAATCTACTGATATAACTTTCAACGGAAAAGTTTCTTGGTACACCTGTTATATTAGATTTTATCTTTTCAATATCATATTGTTCAGACATCCACTTTACCATCGAGTTCAATGTATTCATTCGTTTATCACCTATAATCTGTCTGACCATAGCGTTTCTTTGAGTATCATTGAATCCAATTATTTGTTTTAACTTATCTACATCCATATCAATTTCAGTAACCAACTCTTTAGCTGAACCCATTACAGTTGATTTACCTGTTGAAAGAAAAGTTTTTTGTGTAAGATCATCCATGAATACTTCAGTGATAAGTTCATCTAATTGTTTTTTACCATACTTACCGCCAAAGCTAGTTAGTATTCCTTCTTTAACTCTATTGAACTGGGTTGGGTTTGCAGTTGCTACTTCTATTAAGGTTTGTCCTTGTTTCAACCTAACTGGGAGAACACTTCGTAAGTTTCTTTCAACTCGTTTAAAATCTCTGTAAGTTTCTTTTAAGGGAACAAGATTTTGTTGGGATAACATAGATAATGAGTTTCTTAAATTATCTTCTCCTTTTTTGAACAATTCTTCTCCTACACTTACAGGAGAGTAACTGAACAGATCTTTTTCTATCTTAGTTACATCTATAAGGGATACCTCTTTTCCAGTAGAATCAATACCTGTGTAGGCTTTTTGTAATTTCAACATCTTATTTGTGTAAGCTACCTTGTCTAGTTGACCTTTTGTGGCTGCATCTTCTATGTATTCCGCTGCTTTTAACTCTAGTATAGCTTTTAAAGATTTGCCTTCTTCAGAATCTACATTTATAAAGTAACTACCTTTTCTTTGAACATTCTGAGGTAATCCCATAGGAGTTTCATCTTTAAAAGTACCAAATCTTTTCAAGAAGTCTGCTTTGAAATCAAGAAGCTCACTGTCACTCATGTTTCCAATCTTGTCCACGTTTTCAGTAAAGCTTGGTTTTTGATCGACTGTGATACCTGTCGGGTCTAAGTTGCTAGGTGTTGTCTTGTTTCTGTTTTTAAAGAAGTAGTTGTAGTTGGTTCTATTATCAAAGTACCTATTCATGTAAACTTGGTGGGCTGCATCCCCGTCGGCTAATTTACGTGCAACAGTTATCCTTTCCCCATTTTCTCCTAGTATAAATAAGTTACCTACGAGAGCACTTTTTTTTGTACCAAAATTTACTTCAAATTCTTGAAACTTGCTTGTAGCTACTTGTTTGAGTTGATCAAACTGATTTGATATTGTGTTGTCAACAGGGTTGTAATATTTACCTTGCAATCTTCCAAAACTAGATTTTAACTCTTTGAGTTGGTCAAAGTTCAAAGGCAGTGAATCAATCTTTACATTGCTTGCTCCACCTTGCTTGTTTATGATATACACTGCCTGTAAATTCTTAGGCATAAAGTTAAACCCCTGCATATTCTCAGGAGCATTCTGTAAAATAGAATCAACAAATTCACCTGCTGTTTCGAAGCCAGAGTTAGGTGGTAGTTGATCAAATATCTGATTTATGGTTTCATCTGCTGCTTGATTAAAACCTCTAAATATTTGAGATTGCTTAGAAGTACCCATAGTACCTCCACCTATCTGCTTAAACACTTCTGTTTCGTTTTTAGGTATGATTTGCAGAAATTTTTCAAGTATATCCATACCTTCTACTTTAGCACCCTCTCCAATTAGTTTTCCGTCAGCGTCTATAAACTTTCCTTTGTCCAATTGTAGATAGTGAGAACTCACTTCTGCGTTTTCATAGTTTCTTTTGTTTTCTCCGAACGCAAAAAACAAATCATCAGAGTTTCTGTACTCTGGCATATCTTTAGGACTTTTAACAAGTTTTTTTGCTTTGTTTAAAAGTTGTTTTCTTCTAAGTGATTTAGCCTTATCAGTTACAGCCTTTGATACTGTGTCAAATATATTCTTGTTGTGTTCTTTTATCTTTTCAGCAGATGGAAACTCTGTCTGTGAGTACCCATACTTGTAGTTTCTGTTCAAGATGCTACTGATGTCTTCCCCATCTTGAGGAGCATCGTCGAACTTCCCGACTGTTCCTTTAATAATGCTTTCAATCTTAGCCATGTCTGCTTTTTGAAGTAGCTTAATATCTCTCTCAAGATTGGCCGCACGCTTTTCGGCATAGTCGTATGCTATGTTAAGTGTTCTATCAAACTTATCTAGTAATGTGTTATCTCTATATTGATCTGCTGATCTTATATCTGCCATTCTAATTGTAGATGCTTTTAATTCAGATAAAAGCTGTTTTTTGAGTGTGGATATCTGTTGAAAGTCTTCTATGACCTGACCAAACTTAGCAATATTTTTTTGACTTATGTCTGTTCTAGCAGTTTCTTCTATTGTTTGTAGTATTGCTAAGTTAGACATAGTTGCAAAACTAGATTTAAGAACATCATCTGACACTCCTGAGTTCTTCAGATCTTGTTGCAATTCATCTATGTACTTTATTCTTGCTCCTAAGACCTCTGCAAACTCTGGACTAAATGTGTTTATTCTTTTTGCTAATTCTTCTGTAAAGTTTTGAGTGCTTTTCTTACCTCCAACTATAAATTGATTTAAACTTCTTATACGAGATAACAATGTTCTTTGATTTGTACCCATAGCGTATGTAAGACCACTAAACAAACCTATCATTTCAAATACAGGAATGCTGAAATCATCACTTTCTTGAGCAAGCTGACCCATACTTGCAGAACCAATAATTATAGCTTTGTTTTGTTTAGATATATCTTTTACAAATTGTGGAACATTTGCAGTGGCAATCTCATAGCGTAAATCATCATTTGCTATTTCTATTTGCCTGTCAAGCAACTCCAAACGTTTGTTTCCATTTAAGTCTATAACCTTACCTTCAAAACTTTCAGCAGTTTTGTCTCTTTGAGTTTTAAGATTTTCTAAAACTTGAAGTTTACTTTTTACAGCACTATTATCACTAAGAGCTTTACCTGCTTCTTCTATTTGCAACCCGTGAACTAGTTTAGGACCTGTAAATACAGAATTTATCTTACCATACACAACTCCCAATATAGGTACGCCCTCTGTGGTAACCTTATTAAAGATTGGTAAAGACTTGGCTCGGTAGTCGGTATATTCATCGATCAACTTTGCATCGAAGTCTTTGGGTATCTCTTTACCTTCAAGATTCAGTAGCTTTTTCTCACGATAAGCTTTGTATTTTTTTAACTCACTTTTACCGAGTCGTGTAGTTATTTCTTGTGCTATGCGACTTGGTATGCCTATCTCTAGTGCTGTCGCTGCTAGTCTCGCAGGTGTTGAAGTGAACATAGATGCAAGTAATTCAGCAGTTCCTAAGTCTATATTTATGTTTTGAGCTGCAAAGCCATCTTGTATAATGTTGGCTTGCATAGGCATTATCATATCATAAAAGTTAGTACGACTTACACTATCTTTAAAATCTGCTGTTCCGGGGATAGTTGGATCAAAGCCTGTACTTTCTTTTAGAGCGTCAGTTAAATAGTCGTATGTTTCAGCAGCCAAAAATACTGGAGCTTCTATACCATATCTAATTCCTCTTCTACCATACCCCATTATGTTGTAGAGATCTTTAAACTTATTAGCCATACGTTCTTTGATTATACCATACCTTTGTCTTTCATTCAGACCTGCTTTAATAAGTATTTTGTTGTATTGTTTGGCTAAATGTATTCTACCCCCAACTGCATCATAGTTAGTTCCCAAAGCACTATCTAGTGTAACGCCTATTTTATCTCCACCAATAAAAGGTATCCAAGATGGAAATCTACCTTGACCTTTCTTTTCCTTCATAAGTTCTAGGTTTGTTGCATCGTAGGCTTTACTAAAAGGTGAACCCATAGTTTTCAACGCAATAGCTTGTTCTGATGGTGGAACGTAGTCTTCAGGTTCTTCTATCATTTTTGCTATAGCTATATCATACGGTATTTTTATAGGCTCAAGCTCTCCATCTTCCCTCTTGTATACAAAATCAGTTGCTCCGCCTAAATTCATAACTCTTAATTTAGTGTCAACATCCAAGCCTTCTGAAAAGGGAATTATCTGACCTGTTCCATCCTTGTAACCGACCATACTTGCTATTTCAGATTGTATCTCAGGGTTGTCTATGGGCATAACATCTTCTATCTTTGGTAAATTAGTAACCTTAGACAAATCTGTAACAACCTCTCTTTTGACTACAGATGATGATCCCGGTATAATATCTTTTTCAAAAGTCTTCCTGACCTCCTTGATCGCACCTTTTGGCGGCCCGAACATACTATAGTCACCTGAAGTATCAGTTGTTACAAACTCTCCCTCACCTGTTTGTTGAGTTTGAATGTTGGTTTTTATTTGCTGTTCAGATAATATATCTTCCATTATGAGCTTTTACCTTTGTTCATTATGATATCTTCAAGTTTCTTTTGTTTATCTTTCGCATAGCTTGAAACGCCACTAGTTGTGCCATCTTTTCTCTGTCCTGCTCCCGTGATGTTGGACATACTATTGAGTATAAACTTTCTTCTGGCCGCAACGTTGGTCAACATAGCACCTCGTTTTTTACCCATCAGCAATTGCTGTGCTTTGTAACCTGCAAACTGTACAGATGGATCAGGGTTTAGGAGAGCTTCGTTGTAATCATACAATTGTTTTAACATGTCACGAGCAGTTCTCAAAGTAGCAACCTCAACTCCTGCAGGTGTCCACACTCCGAAGTTCAATGAATTAAGTATGTTTTGTACGTCTTGGTCAGATATTGTTCTACCACCTGTTCCACCTTGTATAGCTGCAGCAAGTTGGTATGCAAGCATGTACTTGTGATATTGTCGTATGGCTAACTTTCTTAGAACCTCTGTGCTTTTGTTACCACCTAACTGTTGTTGAACATTTTTTGGTAAATCTTCAATAAAGCTACTTATATTTCCTGCTCCTGAGATAACATTTTTTATGTTGTTAAAAGCTTCGTTGTTTTTATTACGTGCTTCTATCTCTTTCGGATCATTAGGGTTTACAGATTCATAAAGTTCGTTTTGGTCTATAAGACTGTTCGCTAATTCGTTACTATCGGTAACAGCTATGTCAAGAATCTTACCGCCTTGAAAAATACTTTTTACAAACTTTTTACCTGTTTGGTACACACCTACGGCTGTGACAGCGTATTCACCTTGTTTAGTATTAACGTCTATGAACTCACCATCTTCTGTAAAATAGGTTGCTTCCATAGCATCAATTGTCATTATACCATTGTAAGCAGATGTTGACTTACCACGTAGATCGGCTCTTACTTTTTCTGTGCTGTATTCTTCGCCGTAAAAATCTTCCATAAGAATATTTGTGGCCGCTGAGTTTTTAGATGTGAAAGCAGATATTAGATTCATTGCCTTTTTGAAATCGTAGTTTGCTAAAGCAGCGAACTTGTTTTTAATATCTTCTTGGATTTGAGTATTTATTACCCCCACAGGATGTTCGTTAGGGAATGGGTGTATCATAGATAAGAACCCATCCAACATAGTAGCTTGTCTTCCTTTTACAGTTTTACCACTCAAGTTTGTTTTTGCTAAAGTTTCGATAAAGTCTAAAGGAGGTTGACTTTGAGATGGCACGTTGCTTTTTGTTCCATCCATGTTGTCTCGTGTTTTTATTTGACCGTTCTCATCTGTATCATATACTATGAGTCTTTCAATTAATCCGCCCACATCATTTTCATCTCTGACGTCGCCAATGTAACGAGATGCAGTTTGTATTGTAGACTTATATTGTTCAGGAACTCCAACGGCTGCATACACTGTTCCAACAACCTTGTTTTGAGTATTATCCATCACATTCTTTTTAACAACAATGTTTGTCTCACCTGCTTCTGCGTTTTTTATCAAGTCACCTTTTATTTTTTCATCAGCTAGATTCGAAGCAATTAGTGTGTATTGTTGGAAGTTTTTTAATTTAGATAATTCTAAAAATTGTGAACCTGCTGTTTTGTAAGCACTAGACGGCTGTTTTGGCATAGACTTTGTAAAGTGAACTTTGTCTCCTGCTTTGACTTCCCCTTGAAAGTAAGAGCGTAACGCAGGTATAACTAAAGTTCTTATTTGTCCTTCCATAACAGGATCACTGTTTGCTGTGTTTAAAAAGTCAGGATTTTCTAAAAAGAAATTGTTTAATCCTGCTAAGTTTTGTTCCCCTGTTTGATTTCTATAGAAGGGATAACTTTTATACACAGTCTTTAAATTCTTATCCTTTTCATCTGTTGCAAAACTTAAAGTAGCAACGACGTCTTTGCTTCGAATAGCACCGTCTATAGCACTTTTCTTTTCCGCTACATTGTAAGGCTCAATTTTACCGTACTCACCTTTTTCGTTTATGTTCTGATACCCATCTATTGTGTGTGTCTCGTTACTTTGTAGCTTAAGTGCTTCTTCTTCCGAAACAAACTTTTGATTTTTAGGGTTAGCTATTTCCGTTACTTTGTATCGTGTTTTTACTTTACTTATGTCTGCAGGCTTAACAAGTTGATAATCTTCTTCTTTACCTTCTTCAAGAAGAATTCCTTGAGGATCAAAAGTATCAATACGTTGCTTGACAGCGTTCGATCTATTAGTTGTTACTTTCCCATCTTTATCAATAAATACTTGTTTTTTAAGCTTGTCACCCTCTTTAGGTGTGAATGCCTTACGTTCTCCTGTTTCTGTTATAACACCGTCTTCTTCTGTAACTTGCACAGAGAATTTTACTTTTGAAAAATCTTTTGAATTATCAAGATTTAACTGGTTACCTTCACCATCAAGATACCGCACATACTTTTTTACTTTTTTATCTACTTCTATTCTTTGAGGTGCAGATGTTATCTTACCGTTTTCCATAGTTACAGTGTGAGTTGCGTTTTGATTTGGTCCTGCTTTTATAGGCTTTCCCTTAACAAGAATTACAGGAACAGTCTCTTTGGTTGTTGTAATGTCAAACGGCTTGTATCCACTCATGTAAACTAATTTGTTATCGGCAGGAGATCTTTGTGCAACGACCATACCCAACGAAGGTTTTGTAGTGGTGGTACTGTCGGCTTTATCTATACTAGAGTAACCTGTATTCATAGCATTGAATTGTTGTTTGGTAACTAATTGACCATTATGCTCATACAAGTCTATCATAGGTTGCTCTGTTTCAGGAAACTTATTTATTTGTCCAGAAGTTCCGACTGTAAAACCATATAATTTTTCACCCTCTTGAAGAGTACTTTTATCATCCACTCGGCGTATACCATTTTTACCGTATGCGTAATTGGTGATGGCTGTCTTTTCTTTTTGTGCAGCAGAGGCTTGAGCTTGTTCTCTTTGAGACTTTATTTTTTTAGAATAGGCAAACGCCATCAATAGTAAAGGATTAGCCATATTGTTCCATTTCCTCTTCTTCTTCTTCTATCGGAGCTAAGAATCCCCCCTGATCAATATCTTCAGACATCTCTTCAGGCATTTCTTCCATAACACGAGCTTGATTTACTGCGGCTTGTTCTTGGAGTCGTACACCTCTGTTTATCTGCTCATTCATAGCATTGAACAATTCAGGGTTACGTTCCTTCATAATAGAAAAGAATCTTTGATCAGTTACTTCAGGTTCGGGTTCTTCTTGAATAAACAATCTAGGTGTAAACCCGTTATCTATAGATAATTTCATAAGGTACATAGCTAATGCAGGCTTTATAAGTTCAGCCACATCTGGATTAAATGCACCTTGCATAAACCCTTTGAATGATATTTGATTGACTATCTCTTCAATAGTGATGCCTGCTGTCATCATTTTTAGCATATCTTCTTGTGGTACAGTCTCATCCAATTTATCTGTGATAAAATCTATTGCATCATTCGGATCGGAAAATCTTGGGGGTTGTTCCCACGCCCATTTCCCTTGTTCTCCTGTCAAAGAGTGACCGGGGGGTGCAGACATTGCTTTTATTTTATCTAACATGTTTTACCTATGTCTTTATACTTTTTATTTGACCTTTTCCTAACGCACCAAGACCAGTAAGCGGCACAGTAGGTTCTACCACACGTAACTTAGGTAATCTCGCTTGAGTATACTCCATAGCTATATCTTGTATTCTTGCGTCTTGGAATGCGTTTTCTAATATTCGTCTTGAGCCTTGTGGGAATCCACCATAATTATTTGCTCGACCTACAGCTTTTGAAGAAAAAGGATTGAACCCTCCTCCTTGTGTGACAGAACTAGCAGGCATTTGACCAACACCCTCTCTTCCAAAAAATTGTTCGGCAGCTCCTGCTGTAACTCCTTTTGCAACTTTAGTGGCAAACTCCCCTGCAGGACTATCAAAAAATCTACCAAAAGCCGTATCTTGGAGTCCTGTTACTTGTAAAAAACTTTGATCACCAAATAGATAATCTTTTCCTAATTTGACTCCTTCTGATATACCTACACTTAAAAGTATTTTACCTAAACTCGAACTAAACATTTACTTAATCCTTAACCAAATATATTGTCTATTGTCTTAATAATTAAAAAATCATCAAACTTACTGTCATACAAATCTGATCTTTCAGATATAGCCGCAGCTTGCATAGCTGCATTATGGGCCCTATCTAAGTTGTTTTCACTTGTCTGCATAGTCCACGCAGCCTGATCTCTGTATAATTGCCACAGATTATTCTGTGCTATTTGTGACAGGTTTAACAATGTTTGTAAGTTTGTTCTGTTCTCTTCGTTTTGCAACGCTGTATTTTCTGTGTTGATTGTTCGTCTCCAAACGGCATTTGATGCGTCAATTTGTCTGCGTGCGTTTGAGTTAAATGTCTCTCTTTGTGCAATCATTTGTGCGTTAAATTGCTCTACAGCTTGAGTTTGTGAAATGTTATATTGTTCCAAAGCTACATTTCTGTTTATCGCTGTTGTTTCAACTTGAGAACCCAACTCAGCAAAGAACTGATCAACTTCATTTTGTGTCTTGGCATTAAACTGTTTGGCTGCGTTATCTGCGGCCGCATCGGTAAACAGGGAACTTGTTGTTGTCTGATAATCTATTGTAGCTTTTTGCTGTGCATTTGTCAAATTTTGCATATCCATAGTCAGGAATGTCTTTGCATTGTTGACGGCTGCGGCTTGTCTGTTATTGAGATTAGCCATATCCATAGAAGCAGTGGCTGTTGCATTTTGTAATGCAGCCTGTTGTCTGTTATTCAAATTTTGTAATTGTATTGCACCGTACTTATTAGCATCTTGTACAGCGATAGGTATACCTGCTTCGTATATAGCTTGTGTTATTGCTGATGCAGCCATACTAGAAGAACCTAATCCTCGTTGAGCCATAATCGCCGATACTTTACGTACCGCAGGGGATGCCCACGGGGGTAGTTCTGATCCTTCTTCTATACTTTTAAACAACTCAGCCATCTGATATTTTACAGTAGCTCTAGCATCTAATTCTTCTGTGGCCGCAGTAGCTAAAGCACCTTCAGATAGTGAACCCTGTGCAGCATCCATCACAGCTTTATCGGATACCTCTCCTGCTACTTCTCTCATCTCACCTATGCTACCCACTTTTGTGGCGTCGTAAGTTGGTGCCGCAGTCTTTTCAGGAGATTGTTGTTGGAAATCGTCAGTATCTAATTTCTTGGAAGCTGTTATAGTTGTTTCTGGAATGTTATAGGCGTTTGGGTCAATTAATTCTCCGGGTCTAACTCTTCTCTTTTGCAACTCTAATTCTTGAGAGGGGTCAAGAGCCTGTTGTTCAGCCTGTCCTGCCTGCTCTTGAAGAATGGCTTCCTGTAGTTCTTTCCCAGTTTTTCCTTTTAAATCTTGCTGTTGTGCCATATCTGTACTTCCTTTTAAACTTTCTTGTGTACCTTTTCTAGTGGGGAGTTTTGACCACTCTTCTTTAGATACACCTACCGCACCTTTTGGAATAGCCACTCTTGTCCTTCTATCGTACGACCATCTAGTTCCATCGGGTAGTTTGAAGTAGTCTATAAACATCTCCCTGTTAGCTGGGTTTTCAGATGGTAGCAATCCTTGCGTAGGCAATGATTCAAAACCCAACTGTTCGGCACTCTTTTTTATTTTACCTTGTTGACCTGTATCTGTAAGGTAATCTGTATAATATTTAGCCATCGCAGCTGTTCGAGGATTATTTCCAAACCCATAAGCATCAGGTGTAACTACAGTAGGATATGCCCCCATCATAGGGTTTTCTTTTAAAAACTGTTGAAATTGATTAGACTGAAAGAATTTCTCATCAGCACCCTTATCTATCCCAATTTGACGAAGTTGATCAGTATCCTGTTGTTGCATTGCCTTTTGCATAGCTTCAACAGAAGGGTATGTTTTTCCATCAATTCCAACTATAGCCACAGTTTAATCCCTACTTCATCACAATCGCAACCACTAAAGCTACCACACCAAGTGTACCCACCATAGACATAGCTTCTATTCGCCACATTCTTTTGTCTAAGGTACAGAGCTTGTCATTGACCATTTGGTATCGGATGGCACACTCTTTCTCATGTGCATCCAATTCCATTTGTACCTTCAACTCAGGCTGCATCTTCATCTGCTGCACTAGCTTTGGTTTCATCATTTTCCTCGCTACCCTTTACAGATTGTATTAACGAATTAGTAAAAGCATTTTGTGCTACAGTTACTTGGTCTAGTTGAAACTTTAAACTTGCAGCTTTAACCTGTAAGTCTCTTATCTGATTGATGAAGTAACTTTGGTCTTGAGATAAGTCTTCTTCTTTATACTCTTTACCATCTATTGTGATTACATTGTTCTGTTCACTCATTACCAAGATACTCCACTTGCTGTTGTTGGATTTGCTTTTGCAGCTATCTGACTAGCTATTCCTGCTTCTATTGATGCTACTTCATCTTCACCAAGTGCATCTTTAGCCCATCCAATAGCTTGTGTCTCTGTGATATCTGCGTATGGTGTTGGTGTACCTACAAGTGTTACACCGACTGTGCCATAAGCTGACCCTGTGTTACCATCTGAGTCTTCATCAGATGCTCTCCAGTGCAAGATAGTCACAATATCTGTGTTATCTCCCTGCA